TATCAAAGGAGAAGCGGGTGCTGTCTGGTACAGCTGTGACTGTCCAAGTGCCGTTGTAAGGTGCGCCAACTGAAGCGACAGTAACGGTTGACCCAACAGAGAAGTTATGGGCCGTTCCGTCTGTCTTGAGTGTGGCTACCTTGGTGTTGACTACTGCATCTACGACGTTAAATGTAACCACTGGCACAACTTCATAAATGTAGTTGTTAATGCCAGCGATAAGGCGTTGCTTAACCCATGACATAGAGACGTGGGTAACAGTTCCCACTGAGGATGGATGGGTAAAGATAAGTGTGCCTGAGCCGCCTGTCAGTGCGCCTTTGTAAATACCTGTGGCGTTAGCAGCGTAGTAGTTTAAGCCGTCTACGGCTAAGCCGAGGATGGCTCCTGAGCCACCCCATGTAACAGTGGTGGTTGCGCCAGCTGCGGTTGTGCGATACAAGGTTGATCCGTCAGCCCAAATAACAACATCTACGCCAGCTGAGTCGGTGCCGCCCACCATAATAGGAGCGTTGGTAGCAGCATGAGCTTGAGTAACATCTGGCAGTAATGTTACTTTGCCAAGGTTAAATACTTCTACACCAGCGGACTTGTTGAAACGGTAAGGAACTGTCTCGCCTTCAACTGGTTCTTCGTAGCGAATGCCAGCACCGTAGTGAAATGAGGACTGGCTGCGTAGCCACCAACCTGTGAGAGTCTGCTCGCCTGGTTCCTTCTGCTGGTCGATTTGCTGTTTGCGGTACTGTGCAGTTTCACGCTTGTATGGGTATTCTTTTGATACACCAAGCAAGAACGGCAAACCGCCAATGGCAACGTCGTAGTTATTAGAAGTATTTTGGTAAGTGTTGCCTGCATTAGCTGGTTGACCGATTGGATCAACGGGCCGTTCCGCGATATGGAAATTGCCGTCTAGCGCCACACTTACTCCTTAAATAGTTTCCAATAAAAAACCCCGCCGTAGCGGGGTTGTCAAGCTGGTATTACTTACGCTGTCAGTGCTGCCACTTCGTCAGCGGTTAGCCCCAATGCGGTGAGCTTGGCGATAGCGGCTGCTTTCGCATCTGCCTTTGCCTGTGCTGCTGCATCAGCGACTGCCTTGTCAGCGGCAGCTTGTGCGGCTGCTGCTTCGGCTGCTGCAATTTCTTCAGCGGTTTGTGGGCGAGTAGTTACTTCGCCTGTCTCGCAGTTAATTTCTACTACATCTGCCATGATTATCTCCTTTAGGTTAAACGCCGTATATATAAAATGTTGTATATTGGACAAAGCTGCTACTGCCCGATGGGCTAAATGTTATAGAGTTAAGAGCTGAGGTAGATTGCCAAACTCCAGTAACAATGTAGTTGTAATCTTCTGTTGCATTGTTTTCAAGCCCGCGATTGAGCATATATGACTTATATGCAGTTGTGCTGGCATAGTTAGAAATATAAATATAGTTATTGCTAAATGTGTTTGCGGTAGCGGAGCCACTAGTATCTGCTCCAATATCACGGCCAAAGGCATAAGAACCTACGCCTGGACTAGATCCACCGCCCGAAAGAACGAAAGCATAAATACCAGTCGTGCTTCCGTTAAAAGCGGCAACAAGAGTATTTCCCACTACGCCTGATGTAGTATCTCTAGTGCTAGCATAAATATACAAATCGTTATATGTATTGGGAATAGAGGAAAATGTAACAGATGATGCTCCGCCAGATCCTACTGTCTGGGAAGCAATAAGTGTCATTGTTGGACTTGTCATATTATGCCGCCGCTATTCCATAGAGTGAAAAGTTAGAACCTGCAACAAAGTTAACTGCATTCCATGCCGATATTGTTATAGAGTTAATCGCTGCTGTGTTGCGCCACAAACTAGTAATAAAACCAACTTCATAATTACTTGGCTGATTAGGTGTGCCATAACGCCACATTGCCGTCTTATATATTGATGAACTGCTATAATTCATAATATCTATTTGTTGCAAAGTAAACCAATTTGATATTGTCGAATCGCCATAAACAAGGTTATTGTAAATTGAAGATGCTCCAGTTGTTCTACCTGAAGATACAGTACTGGTGCCATAACCTAATAACTGAGTTTCAGAATAATTAGCGCCAGTATCAGAGTTAAATTGAATTTTAATTCCAGATGCGCCACTCATTTGATTATTAATAATTAAGCGTAAGTCGGTATAAGTGGATGGAATAGAAGAAAACGTGTACGAAGAAGTTGCCGATGGAATAGTATAAGTTGCTATTTGAGTATAAGTATTAGCCATATTATTTTACTCCATAAAGCGCAAATTGAGAATACTGCGTAAACAATGTTGAGTTAACTGGAACTAACGTTAAAGAATTTATTGCCGTTGAACTGTTTAGCCATAAACCAGAACCAGCATTTATTCGTCCACCAAGTCCGCCTACTGTTCCATTCAAATCTGTTCCGCCTAACGTGCGAACAGTTTTATTTTTATTTATGTTGGCATAATCCAATATATCGCAAATAAACGCACCAAATGTTCCGCCAGTGGATGTTCCAAAATTGCCTGAACCAGTTGCAATACGGGCAACGGATGGAGATGCTCCAGCAGTAGGAGAAGAACCATCTCCATACATATAGTGATATGCGTAATTGCTTCCACTATCACCGTTGAAGGTTAAATATCCTTCATCAATTCCGTAAGTTGCTCGGTTCGTTTGAACAATTCCTCGTATCTGAAGGTGCGTATAAGTAGTTGGAATAGATGTAAAAGTAATGCTGCCTACTCCGCCTGAACCAACATTTACCGTTTGAAGGGAAATGAAGTTATTGTTGGCCAGATGGCCTGTTATCTGTGAAGCAAAAATACCAGGCAGGATCATGCAATATCTCCAATAACTAACCAGGTATTTGCAGCCGTCTGAATTGCTGAAGCACCACTATACTGCACACGAGTCTTAGGAGCCGAAGCGGTTGCGCCAGTGGAGACAATGGTTACGCCTGAGCCTTGGGTAATAGTTGTCTGCCCAACGCCAGCCTGGGCAATGTTCAAGATAGTACCGACTGGAAAAGCCACCGACGAGTTTGGTGGAATGGTAAAGGTGTTAGCCGATGCGTTGTTGATTGTAACAAGCGTATTGCTACCATCGCCAAGGACTGCGGTGTACGAAGCAGACTGAGCATTGACGTTGATAGTAGGCGAGACTGCATTGTTTGTAAGTAGCGAGACAGCCATTAGAGTGTTACTCCTGTCGCAGTAAAGTCGGTGTTGCCTATTGTGGAATACACCTTAACCGTATCTCCTGTGGCGATAGTCCAGCCTGGTGTTTCCTGCAAGGTGCTGTTAGCCGCCAATGTGAAGTTGTAGAATTGGTAGTACGCTGATCCACCAGACTTGGTAATCGATACTTGAATTGTATCATTGGAGCTACCCTTGTTGCAAGCGGTGAACGAGGAGACGATGCTTCCGTTGGTTGAGCCAGTCACCAGAGTAGTAGTGGCTGATGCACCTGGAGTAGATTGTCCAAGAACGACGTATGCTGTTGCCATTAGGCTATATCTCCAATTAACGTAAATGTGTTGGTTGCTACACAGATAATGGTTGCAGCCGAGTATTGAGTACGCAGCTTGGTGCCTGTACCTGTAAAGGTTGATGTGCCATCATTAGCTATGGTTACCTGACCCGCACCAGTTTGCTGAATGTTGACGGCTTGACCGACGCTAAACACACCCGATGGGATGGTCAATGTAATTCCGCCAGTGTTGTAGAGCGTCACCAGCTTGGCTGCATCAGCAGCTACTAGTGTGTAGCTAGTGTTGGTCTGAGCATTAATACCCATGCTGATAACTGGCGAGGTGAGAACCGCTGAGCCGATAGTTGGCGATGTGCCGAATACTAGTGAGCCAGAACCTGTCTCGTCAGAGACGGCGGCAGCTAGGTTAGCTGAGGTTGGTGTGGCAAGGAATGTTCCCGCAGCTCCCGTAATGCCGTGTACTCCACCAGGGCCTGAGCCAATATGATCTTGAAAGTCGGTCATATCCTGAGCCACAAGGACGTGGCGAACAACCGCACCAGCATTGTGAGACTGTGCCGCTGAGCCGTTGAAGCTACGAGTAATGGTTAGGGTTGAGCCAGAAGCTGCCGTTACCAGTACCAATTCCTCTGAGGCTGTGTTGTAGTCCAGCGCCAAGACATAAGGGTATGAGCTAGGAAAGCCTACTGGTGAGGTAGAAAGTGTTACGTTGGTTGATGTGTTAGTGATGCTAGAAGCAACCGTGTTGTCAACCGCTGTGGCGGAGTAATAACGACGAGTAGTCATAGTGCCTTCCTAGAGTGTGTAGTGCGTCCTTGGTGGGTACTGCTCTTGCAAACGACGTACTTCTACAAGTAGGCGTTGCTGGTAAAGCTGCTGAATCATTCGACCAATGTTGGCTGCTGAGCCAATCGGATCGTTAGCTTGCTGTGCATCTGCTTCAGCGGTAGCTGCTGGCACACGACCAAAGTCTAGGTACATCGCTGTACGGTAGGCGGCGCCGAGGACAATAACTTCACGAGATGATTCAGGCAAACCTGTCAGTGTCGCAAAGTCGTCAGTGTCATATTGCAAAGTGGTTGGCTTCTTGGTGTATGTCACCATGACAGTACGACCAGGCATAATGCCTTCACGAATAGAAATAGTCTTGCCGCTGTTCCATGTGACAGGGTTAGCCATACGGTCAATGCGGTAGTGGCGAACTGGTAGCCATTCCTTAGATGGTCCAATGGTCTGCCATGAGCAGCCGAGAACATCGATAGCTTCCTGTGGCAACTGGTAAGTAGTTACCGCTGCTTGGAATGGGAAGGTGGTGTAATACACACCGAACAAATCTGGGTAAACTCCGTCAATAGCGAGGTTGATATTTCGGCGGATGACACTACGCGGAAAGGCAGGCGTAATGGTTACACGAGTGCCAGCTGAGTGAGTGGTGGCTACTGTGTCACGAAATCCTCGTCCATAGGCAGGGATGGTTGCCGTATTTGAAGTACGGTCAAAGGAGTCTACCCAGATAAGTTCGTCATCAATCTCAACCAAACCACGAGTAAGCACTGTTCCATCAGCAACAGTAAAGGTTGTGGCTGTGGCGCTAAGGTTCTGGGTGAGATAAGTCGCCTGATCCTGACGGTTGGTATAACCCGTCAGGGCCAGAGACGTTTCGTTGATGATGTCGATAAATTGCGTCACGATGAAATCCTTGATGCTGCTTCAGGCTCGCCCAAACCAAAGGTTCCAGCAAGAAGGTTTAATACGCCAGGCGTATCTTCGTAATAATTCTTGCCACCATTACGATAGGCATAGATTTGGTTAAGGGCGTCAATGCCACGGGAATACTTATTGCCCGTTACATTGAATGCCCAGATAGAAGCTGCACCATTAAAGTCATACTGTGGCACGCCATTGAGGATAGTGCCTGCCAACCTATTCAGGTGATAAACAGTTGATAAACTTGTAGCCATAGCTATCCTCTCTTAGAAATACTTACTTGTTCTTTGTTCCGCCAACGCCTTCATACTGACCGTATGGAGTCTTGGTTGGCTTGCCTGTGAGCTTGTCGCTGATCTTGCCTACTGCGTTGCTGTTGCAACCACATTCTTTGCACATAGTTACTTTCCCTTCTTGGCTGGTAGGACGTTCTTCAAATTTGGATTTGCCTTCTTTGCCGCTGGGCTAGCCTTGCGGGTTGATGAGGCGAGGATTGCTCCAGCTGACTTCATAGAGACGCCAGACTTCTTAGCGATAGACTTTTGCGCTGCGGCAAAGCCCATACCCTTTTTTGCTGCTGCCATTAGATTACTCCAGTTTCTTTCATTACCTTTGCAGTTTGCTTGGTAATCTTGTCTGCTGCTGGCATAGCACCTGCATCAAACGCAGTACCCAGCTTGTCGCTAGCCTCTTTAGCTTCAGCGATTTTCTTCATGGTTGTACCAGCTGGCTGAATGCCTTGTGCGCGAGCATCACGGTAAGCTGATAATTCAGCATCCCACTTCTTCTGGCTCATGCTGTCAGCACGACCAGCATCACCAGGGTTAAGTTCTAGTGTGCGTACCTTGCAACCAAAGCAGCCGTCAATATAATCAACGTGCTGAGAATGATCCGATGGTGTTTCTTGAACCACTGGAGCTGTATCGAATACCTCATCACAATCGAGGCAACCATACTGGACTGGAATAGAATCATACTTTTCGTTTAGTCCCCATGTGAGAACCTTGGTGCGATGTGCGTGCATTTTTCACCTGTCTAAAAAAGTCTAAGTTGCGTTGAATTCGCTCAGTCTCAGGGCCATTGCCCTTAACTGCATGGACGGCAAAAGTAATCGCTTCGTCAATATGCTTGAGGTTATATGCGCTGATGGATGCAAGGTCGTATGCCTTCCAATCCCATACCGCTGACTCATAGCAGTAGTGGACAGAGCGTGGACGTTCAATCACATTGATACAAGCATCCAAACACTTTTGCCAATCTTCGCGTCGGTAAGCGTCGATGGCTACGCCATACCACGGTTCACCTTCACGGGGGAGAATCTGTGCGCCTTTGTCATACCACTGGGTAGCGTCTTGTCCCAGTTGGTGAGCAGACTCACCTGCCCATCGGCAGACTGCTGCTTGCTCTACATCCCAGCCATTGTATTTCAGCTGTTCCTCTGCGGCACGAATGCAATCTTCCCACCGCTGGTAGAAGTAATACTCTCGGCACATATATGTCCACATGCGTGGATCAGTAGGAAACTCTTTGACTGCCATTTCCAGCAATCCAAGGTACTGTCCTCTGGATTTGCTGTTATCGGGCAGATGCTCAATGGCAGCTGAGCGTATATTGCAAGCTTTTGCTTGACCTTCGCCGTACCAGATGTTTACCTCATGGCATGGATACTTCCATGTCCAGCCTGTACGGGAGTGAAGCCTATCTCGTTCCCACTTATTGTCATCCGTTTTCATGGTTATCCAGCCAAGGTTTGCACCTGGCTCCCATGACGCACGGACTTTATCGAAAAACTTTGGTTCTGGTATTTCGTCTAAATCTAAGATTAGGCAGACATCTGCGTCTTGCGGTACGAGCGATAACGCCGCATTACGAGCCATGTCAAAGCGCCAAGGGTTAACAGTAATATCGTAAACCGTAACGCCGAGCTTGCGAAGCGCCTCTTGTGTGCCATCTGTTGATCCTGTATCTGCTACGATGATATAGTCTGCACCCTTGCAAGCAGCGGCATACCGCTCAACATGTTTAATCTCGTTGAGAGCGATAGAGTAAACCGCTATCTTTGTCATGCCGCTATTCTATCACATAGCTCCGAATATCAGAATGTCTGGGTAAGCTGTTGCGTTTGTTCCCGCACTTCCCGTAGCACCTGTGGCTCCCGTAACACCCGTACCCGTAGCTCCCGTAGCGCCTGTTGACCCTGTGGCACCCGTTGGTCCTGTAGGTCCAGTTGCTCCTGGATTGCCAGTGATGCTAAAGTTCCAGACGTTGTATACGCCAGAACCGCCAATAGTATCCACGTTAATTGTCATGGATGATGACGAGATGGAAGTAATCAAACCTTCCATAAAGTTAGATGGAGTAACTGTATAAAAAGCCCGCACTCGTGCGCCTGCAAGGTATGCGCCTTGACCAGCGATAAGAGCAAAAGTTTGCGAGCCTGTAGCTACAGTTACTGTAGAGAGAGAAGCTACTCCGCTATATCCAGTGCCTACGGCACCTGTCGAGCCAGTACTTCCCGTTGGGCCTGTAGGTCCTGTAGGGCCTGTTGCACCAGTGGAACCTGTAGCACCAGTCGTTCCCGCTCCTGTGGCTCCCGTGGAGCCTGTAGCGCCTGTACTACCAGTTGAACCAGTAGGTCCAGTTACTCCAGTTGACCCTGTGGATCCAGTAGCCCCTGGCGGGCCAGTAGAACCTGTTGAGCCAGTAGCACCTGTGGATCCTGTCGCTCCAGTGTTACCAGTGGATCCTGTTGCTCCAGTACCCCCCGTCGCACCAGTTGCGCCAGTTGCTCCGCTTCCTGTTGCTCCTGTAGCTCCTGTAGAACCTGTAGCTCCCGTCGAACCAGTAGCGCCGACACTACCAGTGGCGCCAGTATTGCCAGTAGGCCCAGTGTTACCTGTTGCACCTGTTGCTCCCTGAATGCCTTGTGGACCAACTGGTCCAAGTTCGATAATAAGTGGTTGGGTTGACCCAATGTTGTAAACGTTAGTGGCTACGGGAATTTCAACCGTAGAAATGCTATTGACTGTTACTGACATTATTGTATCACGCTTGCGCTAACAACAAATGTTCCCTGAAGAATCTGATAGACGACGCTTCCTGGGCTTGTCAGGTTGAGTGCATAGGTATATGTGCCAGCTGGCAAGTTGCCTGATGAGGTTTGAGTAGCTGTCAAGGTTAAGACAACCTGACCCAAAGATCCGTTAATCGTTGCCTTGCCATTGCTTGTGCTTAGCTCTACAACGAGGCTATTGCTTACGTCGCGTACCTGCATATCGGCTGAGTAGCCTGTGATGTCAACGGGTAGGTTGTCAACCTTCCACACTGGAGAAAGCTGAAAAGTGGTACCGTTAATAACGGTGATGTTGTATCTACCTGGATTCACTTGTTCTCCTAGACTGTGGTGATATAGGCGCTATAGCCAGCGTTAACCAAAATGTTATATTCGGCGACTGAGAGGTAATACTCATGTCCGCCCAGGTAGCAATAGTCTGCCGCCTGCGTCTCGTCTACTCCTGGGGTACGCTCTGATACCACTGCTGTACCGTAGACAAGGATGGTGTTTGCACGGGCAATCTTGTAGCGCCAGAATAGACGGCTAAAACCAGCTGGTCCTTCGTTAATTGTTGGCGGCTTAAACAGATATGCCATTATGCTCCTTATGAGATGTGTGGTAGCCCCGCCCACAATATGACGGGGCTAACACAACTTACCTAATTAAATTAGGCGGTGTGGATCGAAGATGTTGATTCGATACGAACCAACGCAGCGTCACGGTAACGGTTCCAGCCAAGTACGCCGTACCAACCGATTGGACGGAAACGCATCAACTTGTCAACAACTGGTCCGAAGATAACGTGTGGTTCTTCAGCAACAGCTTCTGCAAGTGCTTGCTTACCAGCGACGAGTGTACGGAATACACGCACGCCACCAGTTCCGTAGACGTATGATGAGGTACCGAAGGTACCTGTTGCACCAGTTGCGCCTGTACCATCAGCAGCAGAGAACAAACGTGGAGACTCTACGAACATTGCACCTTCGTAGGTTCCAATGGTGCCTGGCCAAAATTCAGCCGCACCTGTCTCTGAGTACTTATGGTCATCACGCCATCCGCCCGAGCCAGTCTCAGCACGAAGATCGTGTGAAACTTCTGGGTGGATACCGCACCAGTAGTACTCGCCTTGGCGAGGGACAGCCTTGTTTGCGCGGAGCTTAGCTACGGCAAAGCGGATGTCACGTGACTTGATGGTGTCAGTGTTTCGGACTGTTGCCTGTGTGGTTCCGTTGGTGTAGGTTCCACCATAGGTAGAAACCAATGAACCTGAAACTTCAGCAATAGCGTTTGGTCCACCGACGAGGGTCTGCAAAGCAACCTGGTCAAGTGAGTCAGCCATGTTGAAGGCGATGAGGTCAGCGATTGCTGGATCAACGTCTGAGAGTGAGAACAACTCAAGCTTACGTGTTGCAAGCGATGCGTTGCCGTATTCGTTCAGAGCCACAGAAATTGTGGTGGTGTTGCCAAGTGCTACTGCATCTGGGTCAACATCTTCTGACAATGGAGTAGTTGCCTGTGAAAGATCTGTGTAGATCTGGAATGCAACTGAAGAACCAGGCATAGCCTGTTGTACTGGCTTCTTGTCTGCGACATCGCGGATAAGAGGAACAGCACGGAGAGCAAACTCTACATAACGGTCATAGGCTGTCTGTACTAATGAAGTACCGAGTGAGCCAGACCCTGTGTCTGTATATGAGTTAGCCATGTGTCACCTTCTTTCTATAAGGTTTGTGCGGATGGGTTGTTATCTACGGAAGCGAGTCGTAGGCTGCCCAACTAATGCGTTTAATTCCTCAAGGGTTTTAGCACCTTCGAGTTTTGCCTGTAGGTCTGCATCACGTGCAGGGGCAGACGCATTTTGTGTTGCTGCATTGATTCGTTGATACGAAGCCTGGTGGCTCTTATCTTCCTCAGATTGTTGAGCAGCTTCAGGCTTAGCAAAACCGAATACATCAGCATTCTCGTTTAGCCAGGCATCAACCTGCTCGGGCGTACTTACGTCGCCAGGAATAAACTTGGCTACTTTGTCAGGTACGCCTTTTTGTGCCAATACTTCTTTGACGGAGCGTGAGCGTAGGTCAGACTGAATAGCAGCTAGCTGGTCTGCCAAATCTTTCTTTTCCTTCTCTGCTCGCTTCAATGCCTTACGGAGATTCGCAGGACCGTTAGCGTCTTGTGTTTCTTCGACGTCATCAAAGTCGTCGTCTTCATATTGGTTTGCCATGTGGCACTCCCTTTCGTTGTCGGATTCGCAAGCCTCAGTTCATCCCAGGGGAAGGATGGCTGGCTCTTACTCCCAGTCTTTAATACGCACTATCCCTGCTGGTGGGGGGTAGCGGAACTTGATTAGGAAACGCCTTGGGCGGTTCCTACGCCAAGGCTCTGGCCTTGGGTACTTGCACCTGCGGAGCCACCAAAGGCCGATTCCTCGGCTGTAGCAAGACGCGCACGTGTTGCTTGGGCGGCGACTGCATCAGGGCCTTGTAGGGCTTCCTGAAGCCCCTGAGCGGTATTGTAGTTACCGTATGCAGGGCCGTAGATATTAGATAGCGTGCCTGCCTGCTGGTTGAGAAGGTTGGCTTGCTGGAAAGCTTGAGCTTGCTTGGCATAGCTAAGTGAACCTGCACCCATGGTGTTGGCAACCTGAGCAGCACCTTGAATATCTTGGATGCCAGCGTTAGCTGCGGCAGCTGCGGTGGTTCCCTTTTGAGCCAAAGCGTTAAGAATTGGCTGTGCCTTTGCAGGATCCATAAGGGCTGCGGTTACGCCACCAAGACCAATGCCATAATATGCCTGAAGGGCATTAGATACATCTGGGTTAACTGTCTTAGCTACATTCTGGTAAGCCTGAACAATGTCGCCTACTTCTGCGGCTGATTTATCCAAAGCAATAAATTGCTGAAAGTCTTGTGGCTGGTCATAGAAGCCAGCTGGTAATCCTGCTGCACGCATAGTGTCTGCGATGTTCTGTTCAGCCGTAAGAATCTGGCCTTCGGAAAGCATAGGCAAGCCGTTGGCTTGACGCATAGCATTTGTCTTACCAAAACGATCTATGTATTCAGGAGTCTTGAGAAGCTCAGCATACCAACCGCTAGCTGTAGTTGGCGCATCCGCTGCCGTTACTCGCGGAAGCAAAGCATCAGCAAGAGAACCTAAGCCGACGTTCTGGAACTTCTGACGAAAAGCATCATAAGCATCCATTGCTGTCGTGTTTGATGTTGTAGTGCTTCAAGCGTTTCCGCTTGTAGCTCCACCTGTTGAGCCGCTGCCGCCTGAAGGTCCTGCTGGAACCTGTCCAGTCAAACCAGCTGTAAGCGGTGTGCTAGTGCCAGCTGCATTGTTTGCAAGAATCTGTTGCGATGCAGCAGCTGCTTGAGTAGCTACCTGTGCTGGAGTAAGCGTACTTACATTTTGTACTGGTGTTTGAGCTGCTTCTGTTTGAGCAATCTTGGCTGCGGAAACTGTAGCCTTTGCTGGAGTAGCTGATGCCGTTGGGTATGTAGCTATAACGGTTTTAGTAGGAGCTGCTTTCTTGGCTGCCATATTAAGCGTTTACTCCAAACTTTCCTAGAATCTGCGAAGCAAGGTCAGTCAATGAAGCGTTAGCGTTTTGCGTAAACTTCCAGTTAGGATCTTGTTTGACCATAGACTGAAGCTCTGCTTGGCTCATGGTTGACTTACCATCTCCTTGAATGTACTTTTGTACATAAGGATTATCAAGGGTGATAGTAGAAGGGTTAACTTCCAAAAGGTTAGCTACGGTATCAATAGCTGGCTTAGCTACATCTTTTAGAGTAGCGGTTCCGCTAAGTAATGGTTGTTGTGCCGAAGCTGCAACCTTTGGTGCTGCTTGGTTAGACCAAGCAACCTTAAAGTCATCAATAGTCTTTTTGTTTGTAGCAAGGTTTGCAAGGTCAATTTGAGCTTGAGGCGTGAGCTTCTGAGTATTAGGGTCAAAAGCGTTAATGCCGTACTCGGCTGCAAGCTGAGAGTATTGTTCTTCAGCTGAAGCCGTTGGCTGCTCTACGCCAGACTTAATCGCATCGGTATATGTATTTGTCAGCTGTTGGGTAAGCCATACATTTGGGTCAAATCCAGGTGTGGAAACTTGGTTGCTGATGCTTCCATCTGGGTTGACCTTGGTAACTGTTACTTCTGCATTTTGTGGCTTATTAGCTTCAGCAATCAATGCCTGTTGCCAAGTCATTGTCTTGCCATCTGCACCACGAATATTGGACTGCATATCTGCGGCAGTTGGCATACGGTTAAATACGCTCTTAAATGCCTGATAGAAATAACCGTCAGCTACCTTGCTGTAATCGGTAACCTTGGTCTGGGTAAGTGGAGCATTTTGTCCAAAGCCCTGAGCCTTGAGGCTGGAAAGATAATCGTTTGGATCCATCTGGCTTTGTTGTGCGCCAAGAAGGACCTGAATCCACGCATTTTGAATACGAGTAGGATTCTTTTCAGTCTTGCTGATAAGCGCACCCTTGACCAAGGATGAACGAATTTGAGCCAAATTTTGTGGCAAGCGAGACTGAGAGATAAGCTCGCCGATAGATGTTGGAACAACCTGTCCACCAACTTTAAGCGGGATAGAACCAGCTGCGCTGGTAGAAGTACCAGTGTTAGGATCGTAAACCGTTGTACCTGTGGTGGCTGCAAAAGCTCCAGCTGGATTACCGTAACCGCCAGCAGTACCGAAGCCACCGCCAACAGCACCAGAAGCCGCTTTTGTTTTATTGAGCTGAGCTGGCAAAAGGTTTAATTGTTGAGCTTGAGCGGCTGTAAATGTTTGCGCTGTTCCGTCGCTATAGCTGACATGGATGCTGCCATCTGGTGCCGCTACAGAACCTGTTGGTGTCGCTGCCATTGGTTATCCTAACTTCGAGAATACGCTTTTAATAACTGCTTGCAATCTTGGTTCGCCTTGCTGTACAGCAAGGAGATGGTTTTGCCAGTTCTCATTTTCGATAGTGACTGGTGCGCCTGAGATATTGAATGTCTTGTAATCATTCAACGTCTGAGCATGCTTGGCATAGTCATTCATCAAGCCCTGAACTAATTGAGCTTGTGGTGTTTGCGGAGCATTTGGGCTATTCAAAATTGTTAGCAGCTGGTTGTAAGCTGTTTGAGCGTTAAGCTTGCCATTACCATGTACATAAGAATCATACCATATTGGGTTGGTTCCTTGCATCTGTGACAAGATGCCAGCCCATCGTTGATTCTCTTGCTTTTCGGTATACTTATCAAAGTTGTCTTTGGCTTGCTTGATGATGTTGGTATGGTCAGTAATCTGCTGAGACATAATGGCATCACCTTGAGCGATGTACTGTTGCTTAAGCAAATCTGGCGCGGTGCGCTGCTCGCGCAGCTTCATGCCAACAAGCTCGTTGTAAACAGTCTGGCTGTTCTTAGCATTTGGATCCTGTGGGATGAGGAAGAATGCACCAATCTGAGTCTTAGGGTCGTTGAACATCTGAGCGTTATTCTTGATGTAGTCAACAGTTCCCTGAACATAAGGATAGGTTGCGCCAGGAATAGCATTATCTGTACGACCTACTGTGTAGGAGATGGCACTTGAACCATGCTCACCCATGAAGGTAAACAAAGCATCTGAGAAGTTACCCTTTTGCTTAACAAGGTTCCAAAATTCGTCACGCAGACCAGCATCTTCTTGGCTGACAGCTGGGGCAAATGGAGACAACAGACCAAGGACTGCCTTGACCATCAAGATGCTTCGCGTATTGTTCTTGATACGGTCAACAAATTGTTGGTTAATTGGGCTGTTAATGTTGGTTGGATCTGGCAGCTGGTTATGGTAAGCAGCCGCTGTTAATGCACTAGCAAAGGCATTATTGAAAGCATTGTTAATATCAACAGGCGTCATGGCGCTGACGATATTCTTCATCCATGGTGCTGGCACGAGAGAGTCAACAACACCACGCTGCCATGCAATATCGCCAACGGTACCCTTGACCAAAGGCGCTACTTCTGGGAAGAAGCTAGATAATACGTTGCCGCTGATAGCAAGAACTGGTGATACGCCTGGAGTGGCAAGCTCTGGCAATACGCTTTTGAGCGACGTCATGCTGCCCTTGGCGGTGATAGGCAAGCCAGAAACGATAGGCACACCGAAGG